CAGGGTCATGAACATCGGGTGCTCCGGGCCTCAGAGGTTGTAGAGGTAGCGGACCGTCTTCTGGCCCGACTTGCCGAGGTTCTGGTAGGTGCGGCGGTTGCGCGCCCGCAGGTAGCTGCCGCCGACGGTGATGTCCCGCTGGAGGTCCACCGAGGTCCCGACGCGCACGAAGCGGCGGTAGAGGCGCCGGTTGAAGAGCAGGGCGCCCGTCTTCGTGGTGGTCGCGTTGTCGAAGAGGCCGCTGGCGTTGAGGTCCGCGGTCATGGCGTCGGAGACGATGACCGGCACGCCGTAGATGCTGGCGACCTCGCCGCGCACGATGGGGCCGTTGCTGCCGTAGTCGGAGGCGCTGACGATGCCGGTCATGCTGACCAGCTTGGTCAGGTAGCCCTGCCAGCTGGTGACCATGACCACGTCGCCGCGGCCGCCGCGGGGGCCCTGCAGGCTGGCGATGTCGCTGGCCAGGGTGGTGGTCGAGAAGGTCGACCGGTCCACGCCGTGCGACTGGTCCAGCGACAGGGCGCGCAGGCCGAGCCAGGACTTGAGGTAGTGGTCGGCCGAGGCGGCCACCGAGCCGAACATGCCCGCGGGGTCCCAGGAGGCGAGGGCGTCCTGATGGGTCGCCGCCGTGTCGCCGTTGATCACGCAGAGCCGCTCGCCGATGGCCATGCTGCGGGTCATCGAGTCGCGGATGAAGGGGATGGCCGGGACGATGCTGTCCTCGGAGGCGTCCTCGTGCAGGAACACCATCACGGCCAGACCGCTGGCGGTGATGGTGAGCTTGTCGGTGCCCACCGACGACTTGTTGAACGCCGCGGGGTTGTCCCCGGTCTGCCCCACCAGCTTGTAGGGCACGGGGTAGGCCGTGCCCAGGGGCAGCTCGACGCTGTTCGAGGTGATGTTGGTCTCCTCGAACAGCGACAGCAGGCCGTCGGGGTCGTACTCCTCGACCTGCCACAGCGGGGTGGCGAGCAGCGGGGTCGGGATGAAGTCGCCGCCGGAGCCGGTCGCGGTGTCGAAGGCGCGCCGGATGCCCTCGGGGGCGCGGCGCCAGACGGCCTGGATGGCCTCGTAGGTGGGGCGGCACCCACCCTTCATGATGTCCTCGGAGCCGAGGGCGGCCGCGCCGTGGATGGCGGTGATGGCGAGGGTGTGGTCTTCGACGGCCTTCTGGAACTCGGCCTGCCACGGGTGGATGGGCTTGGAGTCGAGCAGGCCGGGGAGGCTGCGGGCACGAACGCGGGAGTCGGCCTTGTCGAAGGACCGGGCCACGATGCGGCCGTCGACCACGAACGCGGCGAGGTCGCGGTCGCTGCCGGACAGGTCGGGCGCGGCGGCCTTCTGCGCGGCCACGGTGCTGAGCGCCTGCTGCGCGGACTTGAGGTCCGCGGCCATGCGCTCGATGGTGACGGCCTTCTCGGCGTCGGACTTCTCCAGCGCGGCGAGCTTCTTGCCCTGGGTGGAGGCCCATGCGGCAAGCTCTTCGGGGGACGCGAACTGCGTCAGGTCAGCGGCCATGGGGGCCTCCTGGGATGTGGCCCGCGCGGGGCCGGGGGAACAGGTGCGCCAGCGGGTGCGCCGTCTCGGCGACGGCGGCGCGGATGGTCTGCGCCGGCGAGAGGGGGAGGGCGCGCTGCGCGTCGGCGAGGGCGTCCGGGTTCATCGGCATCGGCGTAAGGCTGCACTCCATGAGCACCGGCGCCATGTAGACCATGCCGCCGCGCTCATCGTAGAGCTCGGAGCCCTTGAGGTCCGGGCTGCCGCGCCACATCATCGCGCCGGGCCGGAAGCCGACGCTGACGGTGCGCAGGGTGCCAGCCCGAAGCTGCGCGGCCACGGTGACGCTCATCGGGTACGACTCGACTGGCCGCGGCTCCAGCGTGCCCCGCAGGGCGCCGTCGCGCACGGCCACGTCGCGCCAGACGCCCACGGCGGGCTCGTCGTAGCGGTGCGCCCAGAGGGCGACCGGGTTGCGCTGGAACTCCTCCAGCGCCCAGTCCTGCTGGACGATGTCCCGGGCCCGGTCGGGGGCCGCGCTGGACATCACGAAGCCGTAGCCGTCGGGCTTGTCGTCGTCGTCGTCGCCCTCCATCCGGGCCACCTGCACGAAGGCATTCCCGAGCAGCCGCTGGTCGGGAATGCCCAGCGCGTCGCCGATGGTGTGCAGCGTGGCCCAGTCGGCGCCGCGAGTCAGCACCTCGGGGATGTCCCGCTCTGACACGCGAGCAGCCTCGGCCATCGCGCCGAGAGCGCGGGCTGACCCCTGGGCGAGCTGCCGCAGCACGAGGCCGGGGGGCGCTGAGACGGCAGCGTAGGTGGTCATTCGGGGGGCCTCCGCACGCGCGGGACGAGGGTGCACCGGCAGTTGACGCTTAGCCCGGGCTGCGCGAACAGCGCCGGGCCGGGGGCCGTGGCGCCCACATAGCGCGGCTCCACGTCTGCGCCTATGGGTACCACGAAGAGGCCGCCGGGTGCAACCCGCTGCCCATCCAGCGCGCGGTGCTCGGGGCGCTCCCCGAAGCCGGCGCTCGACCACTCGACCTCGAAGTCCACCCCGTCTGCCACGGCCTGCTGGTACGCCGCGAGCTGCCCCTCCGTCTGCGCGCGGGCCGACTCTGTGCGGCCGATGCGGAGGGCCCGCATGGGGCTGAAGCCCTGGTCTTCCTGCAGGGCCTTCTGGATGTCATTCACCGATGCGCCGGCCTCGATGCCTTCGGAGACGACGATGCCGACGCGCTCCCGGGTGTAGTCGCTGACCTCGACCACCATCCGCCCGAGCTGCAGGTCAGCGGCCTGCACCACGGTCAGCGCGTCGTAGAGGGCGGCCCTGCCGAGAGCGGCAAGCTCCCGGCGCAGGGCCTCGCGGATGGCGGCCTCAAGCACCTCGCGGCCGAAGTCCTCCAGAAGCCGGGCCACCTCCTCAGGCCCGGCGAGGATGCGCTCCAAGTCCCCGGCCGTGAGCATCCGCTGCACCGACCGCTCGGCGGGGAGGGTGTCGGCCAGCCGCCGCTGGTACCTCCGCAGCTGCTCGCCCAGGAGCCGGCGCCACTCGCGGGCCAGCGCCCGGGCGTGCCGGTCAAGCGCGCGACGCCGGACGGCGGCCCCGTCAGCCATCGGGGAAGAGCTCGTCATCGCGCCGGAGCCGGCGGGCCCACGCTGCACCGGCGTCGCCGCCCCACAGCAGCCACGCGACGTAGAAGGGGCTCGGGTCCGTCGTGGAGCCCCACCCGGGCTTGCGGCGGGCCTCCGTGGCGAGCGTTCCCCCGAAGCGGGAGAACCACCGCACCAGCTTCCGCGCGAGGTCATCCCCGATGCTGCCGCTCGCCAGCGCCGAGGCCGTCCGCGCGCCCTCAGCGGTCCCACCGCGGTGCCCGGCTTTGCGGAGGTCCAGCCCCCGCCGGGCCGCGCGTCGGGCCCCCTGGGGCACGTCCCACGGCATCAGGCGCCCTCGCCGTCGAGAGCGTCGAGCACCATCCGGGCGAGGTCCTGCGCCTCCGTCAGCGCGTCGAGCTCGTCGGGGTCGTCAGGGTCGGCGGCAGAGATGACGGCGCGGGCCTGCGCGATGAGGTCGGCCGCGTCGTCAGGGGAGAGAGGGGCCCCGCCCGCCGCGTCCGCTGGAGCACCGGAGACGGGCGGGGCCGCTGAGTCGTCAGAAGTCGAGAGGGCTGGCGCGTCGGCGAAGCCCTCGTAAGCGGCCGCGTCGTCGGGGTCGGCGCCGAGGCCCACCCATGCAGCGACGTTGGCGAGGCGCTCGGTGCGGTCGGGCTGGAGCTCCGGCACCCCGCCGAAGTCATGCGCGAGGCGCACCGCCGGGGACTCGCCGAGCATGGCAGGGAGCCGCGAGAGGGCGTCGTCGACGAGACGGCAGAGGTCGCGGACGTGGCCCCAGAACAGCGCCGCCTCCTGCTGCGAGGTGGCGAAGTTGGCCCCGGGGAGGCCCATCACGGTGGGCGGGCAGCCCGTCACCGCCATGACCTGCTCGCGCAGGAAGGTGCGCTGTGCGGGCAGTTCCTGCTCCTTCGGAGCCCAGCCGATGGGCTTGAGTTCGGCGTCGCCCGAGAGCGTGAGCACCCCGCCGTCGTTGGCCTTCATCATCGCCCTGACGGCGATGTCCGCGGCCCGACGCTGCACCTCGTCCCAGCCCATGTCACCCTTGGGCGCGAGCACCGCGGCCGGCCTGCCGGTGGCGCCGTTGCGACGTGCCCGCTCCGCCAGGGCCTCGTCGGCCAGAAGGTCGCGCCGCAGCACCTCGACGTACCCGGTGCCCCACAGCCCGTACACGCCATCCTCGGCGGTGGGCATGGCGATGTGGATGACGTCGGCCGGGTCGTAGTACGTCTCCTCCCCGCTCGGGCCGATGAGGTAGGCCCGGGGCTCCCCGGTGGACCCGGGCTCGATGCGGACCCGCCCGGGGTGCACCCGGCGCATGGTGGCGGCGCCGCCGGGGGCCCGGAGCACGATGAGGACCGCGTTTCCGGCGGCCTGCAGGTCGAGCATCACCTGTCGCCGGAGCCGCAGCCCCGTCACCCCGGGCGAGGGCTGGCGCAGGAGCTCCAGCGCCGCGGACGCCACGCGGGTCGTCTCGACGCCCTCGGGGGTCTGCCGGTCCCGAAGCGCGACGATGGGCAGAGAGGCGGCCGCGTCGCTGACCTTGAGCAGCGCGGCCCACAAGAACGGGTTGCTCTTGGCGCCCGCGAGGGACTGCAGGGGCGAGTACAGCGGGGGCGTCGCCGTCCCCGCCACCCAGTCCGACCCAGCGGTGTAGCGCCGCTCGTCGGGCTCCGCGATGGGCAGCGGCCCAGTCGACCGCTCGATCACCAGAGGCGCCTCAGCGGCGGTCAGCCACTGCCACGCGCGGGTCAGCAGGGAGGGGGACGGGTCGGGCATGGGCGCACCGTACCACGGGCGCCGAGAGGCGTCACCCCGAGCGCGCGGCCATCAGGGCATACCGCAGCGCGTCCCATGCGTGGTCAGCGCCCTCGGTCTGCATCTGCTGCCGCGCGGTCCCGGTCGGGTCGTCACGGCGCCACCGAAGGCCCTCAAGCTCCTCAATGAGCGGGCGCAGGCCCGGGACATCGTGGATCACGAGGCCCACCCGGCCGTCGGCGTCGGCCTGCAGGAGCTCTTCGATGGCGAGGTACCCGGCGGCGCGGTCTTTGGTCGCGGGCACAGTCGGGAGAGCCATCGCGTGGAACTCCTTCCTCTGGTCCAGGCCGGCGCTGTCGGCCACCCGGCGCCGCGGGTACGGCTCGGAGCGCCCGGGGTGCGCTTCACGGCAGACGGGGCACCCCTCGATGAGCCGCACGGCGTTGGCCTCGCCGCGGGGGTCCTGCTCGGCCCAGCACGCCGGGCACGCCTCGGCCCGGTGGATGGCCTTCGCGTGCTCGGTGAGGCTGCACCCGGCCTCGTACCGGCCCCGGTAGACGTGAAGGACCTCCCCGACCCGGGCCAGCCAGAGCGCCGCGAAGGGGTCGCGGACGCCCCAGTCAATCGCCATCCAGCGCGGGGCCTCGGGGGGGATGGGCGCGGGCGGGATGACGTGCCGCAGCCGGTCGAAGCCGGGGTGCACAAGGCCCTCCAGCGCGACCACGTCGCCCATGCGGCGCATCCGCTGCAGCGTCGGCGACAGGCCCCTCAGCATCCGGTCGATGCTGTCTCGGCGGACGTGCGGGTTGTCGAGGCTGTCCAGCCGGCAGACCAGCGGCGGCGGCCGGGGCGTCTCGGGTCGCAT